AAAGAAATCGCCGTACTTACATAGATTTCTTACCCACATTGGAAGATTGAACCCTACGTTTAGAGTATCATAGAACAGTGTATTTAAAAGCTCTCTAACTTTTCTATTTTCAGAATAAATGTGAAGTACTTGACCTTTTTCATCTACTGACGCTGTCTCTTCTGCATATATGTCTAAAGCTGATGCTATCTCAGGAGTATTTTCCATTTCAGAAAAATCGGAGTATCTCGACATACGATCAAAAGATCCATATGCCGACATCGTGCTTGTATAAACATCGCTATGCGATTTTCTAAATTGTTGAAGAGAGCTTTTTGCTTTCGGATCTTTTCCATCCCAGGCCTTGACCCTTCGTTTAATGCTAGGTCCAGATCTAAAAAGCTGAGTTAGCTTTCTAAAAAGTCCTGGGGTGTTTTCAGCCATTTTTATTTTCCTCTGTCTTAAATATCATCAAAATTACTGAAGAATAAACTACTTAATTAGCCACGAGAAGTCCATAGGGTTCTCGGGCTTAGGGTTTCCTTCTTCGTCGGGCTCACCAGTATCCGCAGATGGTAAAACAACTGGAATAAATGGATTGACTCCTTGCATGTTTTGTAACCTTCTGTTAATGACTGCTGGTGCTTTTTTATTAGTCATGCCCATAGCACCAAGCATGGCTGCATTTAAATCTACACTTTGCTTGTTATAGCTCTCACTAGTATCATAAAGCCAAACTCCTATAGCCAAAGCTAAAACTAAATCATCATTTTTATCTCTCATCGCTTGAGCTTTGCTGCCTTTCCATATAAAAGTTTTCAGCTCTTCATACAGCCTGCTAGAATAAATTCTAATCTGTCTATTTCTTATAACTTCTTCTAGCTTGGTTAAGATTTGAGCTCTTGATGTTCCCTGCGTAGAAAAACCAGCTTTAGAAATCGATCCGTTTGCGTATAAAGCTGCATACTTGTCTTTTTCTTTGGCGAAATAAATGTTAGGATAAGATAATTCTTTCAATTTAACTAAAACCGCAAAGCCATAGGTGTTACTTTCTGGACAGACCACTGCATTATTATATCTTTTTCCAGCCTCATTTAAAAGTACTGCAAATTGGTCTGGAGGAATTTTACCTTTATATTCTGCGACTATTTCAGATTCTTTAGTGTCGATTACATGAAATGTGGAGTAATCTTTAGCGTCGCCGCGCGCTACGTCTGCAGATATAATATAGGAATGCTCGGATAGGGCATATTTCCAGACCCAGACGTTCATTTCTGGGCCCCATCTTTCTAGAGGGGTTGTGATACCCATTCTTAGACTCTCTATATCCTCAGCAGTCAAGAAAGTATCACCAGAGGCAGCAAAATCGCAAAGGAGCTCTTGTGCAATCTGTTTTTGGTTTAAGTTTTTAGTTTCATGCTCAAACCAAGAGTTATCTCTCTCTGGATGCACATCCCATTGAAGCTTTATTGGATTGAATTCATTTTCTTTTGATTCGGCTTTTACGTAGATGTCATAATATTGACCGCCGACGCCGTTTGGCGTAGATAACACTATAGCTCTACCACCAGTAGAGAGAGTGGGATACAACCCCATCCAAAGCTCGTCAAAATTTCTTACGAACGCAGCTTCATCTACAATAAGTAAAGACAGTGCTTCTGATCTACCAGCGTCCTCTGAAGTTGGAACCGCTTTAATAGTTGAGCCGTTGCTAAATTCTACTGATTGTTTATTGTTTGTAGTTATCTCTGGAAGAATTAGCCAGTTTGGCAAACCCCTAATTGCAGTTTTAACTTTTTTAATAAAGTTCATTGCAACTGAAAGCTTTGTTGCGATTACTAATATATTTTTGTCTTTATAGAAAATAGCTAGCCACGCAGCATAAGCTGCACTTAAAGTGGAAAGGCCGAGCTGTCTAGATTTAAGAATGACATTAAATCTATGATCTACAAAATCTTTTAGGCAATCATCTTGAAATGCGTATGTTTTAAAAGGTATCGTCCCTCTTTGGGGATGCTGTATCTTCACGTATTTATTCATAAAATACGATGGATCTTTCCCGCATTTTATTATTTCATTGACTTGGCGTTTTTTATTAACCGGAGCCATTAGCCAACCTTAAATACTACTCGCCTTCTATAAACCGCGACTCTGCGTGGATTAACCATAGATCCCTGAGTGTATTCAAGATTGTCCGTATTAGAAAGCTCTTCTATTTTTAAAGACTCTCCAGTTGAATCTTTGAATTGCTGACGCGTGCTTGCCATTAATTCATTAATGTGGTGATTTGATTCATCAACCAGGCGAGGCATTTGAGATGGCATGCTTCTCTCAGAAGCAAAATAAGCCATTGTAGAGTAAGTTACCACGAGATTTTCTCCCTGCATCAAACCCTTGCATTGAAATGTAGATTTATTCCCTCGGCCCCAACTCGAATTTAAAATGTTGCCGAGAGCATTGTTTTGTTCAAAAGTAAGCATTCTTTCCTCACTATTTACAGATATAACTAGGTAATTTAAGACGTTTTTGCCTTACATATTTTAGTTCTTCTTCAGATGGGCGCCAACCTTTGGTCCACCTTGCTTTATTTGGGTATGCAATATCATACATACATTCTCTACAACATTCAAAAATTTGAAAAGCTATAGAATCATTTCGATCCCTCATTAAAACCCCGCAAGTGGGACAATCAAATGGAATCGATTTATTCGAAAAATCACCGTTTTTTATCAAAATAAAATGAGAGCCTTCGAATTTATATTCTCTATTTTTATATCCTTTTTTCCAGCTGTCACTCATGATAAACTCTTGAATCTTTTCCCTTGTGGGTGATTTCTAAAACGTTATCTACAGCATCTTTAACTGCATCTATATGAGAAATCACAATAATAGTCCTAAACCATTTTTTCAGAGATTCTAAAAGGCGGTTGCACGCTTCAATATTCATTTCATCTAAAGCCCCAAAACCCTCATCAATCATCAAAAGATCAGTCTTTGGCAAAGAAGAAATATTAATTAACGCGACTCGAATCGCTAATGAAGAAACCATTTTCTCCATACCAGAACCACACTCTATAACCCTTCTAGAATCTCCATAGTTTATGTATATATCCATGGCGTTAGAGTTTTGATCTGCTTCTAGTTCTACTGTAAACCCTACGACTCCCTGTAAAATTTTAGATATTTCATAATTAATCTTAGGAAGCTGGGAGCTTAGTATCTGAAGTGGAATTCCCTTCTTGTTTACGGCATTCATTATTAATCCATAAACTCTCCAGTCAGTTAGCAAGCTTTCGTATTCTTTCTTTTCTTTCTCTAATCTTTCTAAAGAAGAATTAAGCAGCCCAATAGATTCACTAAGGCTCAACCTTTTAGCATCTAAATGTTTGTCTTTTTCAGAAAGCTCAGATATCTTCTTTTTAATAGAATCTAATTTTCCGCACACAGATTCATCTACGACTTTGCTCTTGAGCACAATTAGTTCATCTCTTAATCCGCCAATAGACTCCGATAGTTGCGCATGCTCTCTAGTGGTATCATTAAATTTCACATGAAGGCTTGAAGAAGCTACTCTATATTCTCCTTCTTGCGTGAGAATCTTTTGATACTTGTCGATTTTTTCATTTAGATTTTCATCTTTTAAGATATTTAGCGACTTCTTAGAAGCTCTTACCTGATCTCTTAAAGTAGATATTAAACTTTGCTGATCTTCTAATTTAGCTTTATTTTTATGAGAATTTTTGATGAATTTACAAGTTGGAAATTTGTCTCCGCACGGGACATCTTTAAGTAGTTTTACCGACTTGTTTTGATTTTTAAGAGCTTCGTTCTCTCTTTGTAGACTATGCTCTAGTTGCAGCAGCGATTTTTCTAAATCATTTTGGGCATTCAGCTTATCTCTCAGCTCTTCTATCGGGAATTGATTTTTTATCTTAGATATTTTTTCTAACTTAGCATTCATAGACTCCACTTGATTATGGTAATCTACTCTGCTTTTGGAAGTATCATCAAGTCTGCTTTTACATTCATTTAATTTTATTTCGTGTTGTTTAACATCTTCTAGGGTTATAATTTCGCCATCTCCCTGAGTGGCAATTTCTAATTTTAGGGATTGAGCTCTTTTTCTTATGCTAGAAAGCTTCTTTTCTACTTGATCTCTTTCTTCTTGCGCGGCTTTTAGCTTTAGACCTGTTTCTAAAATAATAGCGTTCCACTCTCTGTCTGGAGACCTGTCTAAAAGAGCTTTGATCCCACCTGAATCTTCCTTTGCCATGAAGAGAATTTTTTCAAAAATATCTAAATCTAAGAAATTAGCCAATATAGACTTTCTTTGTGTAGCTCTATGTTTAATGAAGGCATTCATTTCTCCCTGGCTGGCAAAAGAAGTTAATAGAAAATCTTCTCTAGTTCCTATTTTATCCTTGAGCGCTTTGTCAGTATCTCTGCGTTGCTCTCCA